CGTCTCTAAAAAAGTTCAGGTTCATTTCCTAAAAGAAAATCTACAATTCTCTGGAGAAAATTCAGCAACATCTAATCTTGTTCTTCATTTAATGGGAGCTTTTGCAGAATTTGAGTATGCGTTTATTCGGGAAAGGCAAAGGGAAGGGATAGAGATTGCGAAGAAGAAAGGTAAATTTAAGGGAACGACCAAGAAATTGAATGCAGAGAAGATCGAAATTCTTAAAAACGACTTAAAAACCAGAAAAAGCAAGAGTCAGATAGCTCAAGATTTAGGAATATCTCGTTTTACTTTGTATCGTTACATTAAGAAAATTGAGGAAGACGAAGGTAAGAATGGATAAGATTGGCTTGGTTTACACCGGAAAAGTCATTGCTATGGAAGCTATTGAAGGTGCAGACTTCATTGCTTGCGCAACAGTCGTTTGCGGAAAAGGAGGAAAATGGAAAGGAGTTGTTCGAAAAGCAGAGTGCGATATCGGACTCCTAGTCACAGTTTATCTTCCCGATTCTCTCATAACTGAAGCTCATGCAAAAGAATATGGGATGGGCTTCATGAAATCATCCAATTATCGAGTGAAGATGCGTAGGTTCAAAGGCGCTCCTAGTGAAGTAGTCATCATGCCTCTTCAAATCGCCGGTGGAGAAGTCGGATTTGATTGCACTGACATGCTTAATGTAACCAAGTACCAAAAGCCTATTCCGGTTAATCTACAAGGAAAAGCTAAAGGATATTTCCCAAGCTTCATTCCTAAAACTGATGAGCCAAACTATCAAATATCCCAAGAGTTAGTCGAAGCTTTAGTTGGTAAGCCTTTCTTTATAACTGAAAAAGCAGATGGCAGCAGCACAACAGCATATAAATACAAAGGAAACTTTGGTCTATGCAGTCGTAATTGGGAACTTGAAAGAGATGAGAAGAACGGCTACTGGAAGATAGCTATTAATCATAAGCTTGAAAAGAGACTTCCAGATGGATTTGCCATTCAATGGGAGACTTGCGGTCCTAAAATCCAAAATAATCCAATGGGATTTATGGAGGTGGTAGGTCTTGCCTTTTCTGTCTATAATATTAATGAAAAGAGATATTTAAATTATGATGAGTTTGTATACTTTTGCACTCAATTGCGATTTCCAATGGTTCAAATTCTAAAGGTAGATGAAAAATTTTCTTCTGAAAATCTGGATACCCTCGGAGAAGGAATCTACAAAAATGGAAAGCAGCGGGAAGGGGTAGTCGTTAGATCGCAAGCAAATCATTATGGATACAAACCGATAAGTTTTAAGGTTATTAATTTAAGTTATGAAAAGTGATATAAAAATAATAGAAGAAGAGCATGTAATTACTTCAGACCAAAAATTGAAATGGCTTGGATATGGAGAATGGGTAGAAGAAGTAGACAGACTTAAGTTTGAATATCTGGGGTATGATTGCATGATTCATAGGGTTTTCCAGCGTGAGCCTTATGCCAAACAAGAGTATTATTTTGGTGGTCATCTATGTGGATATGTAAAACTTCCTGAATATCATCCTTATTACAGTCTTGAATGTTGGGATATGGATATCGAATGCCACGGGGGTTTGACTTACGGAGAGAAACACCCAGAGTATTGGATTGGATTTGACTGTGGACATTCATTCGATGTTGTTCCTTCTGTCGAATTTACCAAGTATTTAGATAAAGATATTCAGGATCTAAAAAGGAAATTCAATCTTGGGCATAGTAAACTATTTGAAAGAACGTATAGAAATATGGAATATGTAAAAGAACAGTGTATTCAAATAGTAGATCAATTGAAAAACATAGCTTTTACTGCAATGACAGAAGCAGCAGCAGAATCTTTAAAAGAGGCAGAAGATGAAACCTCCAATTAGCTCAGTCGCTCCAGTGGATTGCGAAGATGTTGAAGGGTTAAGAGCTATTGCTCATTTTTGGATGGGTAGATGCCATACTCTAGAATTGGAAAGGAAGGCTTTGCTTGCGATTATGAGTGAGCATGGAATTGATACGACCGTTAAGCATTTAATAGATAAAATGAATCAAATGAATAGAAATGTCTAAGAAAAGAACTCTTGAAGAAGAGATAAATGCCTTCTTAGAATCTTGGGATTGCAAGCAACAAATTGCCTTTTTGAGAGATATTATTCCTTTATTCGAACTATACGATGTAGAGGATGAGGACGATTGGGTTAAAGAAGCGGTTGGAGAATAGAACGAGCGAAACGTACGATTAATCCGTACAGTTTATTTAGTTTCCCGAATCGCCGCCTTTCATGCAGGAAGGCTTTGCTCAATTAGCATGAACTTTAAAGACCTTTGGAGAAGAATGGAGAAACATGGAATCGGACAACGAGAAGATGGATGTTCATAGTTATGTGATCAACCTAGCGAGCAAAGTGATGCAGGAGTGGCAAGATGAATGCATTCGTGATGTGGACACATCACAATTGAACGTACAAGAGATTAAGAGGATGATAACCTCGATTAGCAGATGTGAGTTTGAGTTAGATATTCTCCTTACTCTTACTGAAGAAATTGGTGGTTTCGGGTCTTCTTATCCAAGAAAGTGCTTGGAATCTCTTAAACTTTTTAAGACGATTTTAGAAATGGAACTAAAGGGCGAGGGATTTTACAATGAATCTAGACATCAATGAAGAAGAAAGAAACTTTCTTGAGAAAATATGCAACCTCATGCGAGATGAAATGCGTTCTCAATTACAAACAGCAACATACATTAAATACTTAACTACTATTGAGAAAGACTTAGTTTGTCTTTATGGAATTATAGGTAAGTTGCGAGAACTAGATGCTAACTTAATGAATGAGTCTATGGGTAAAAAGTGAAAATAATTAAATTTTTATTTCATCCATGCATTATTGCTTTATTATCAGTATATACTATTGGACCGTTGCACACTGTTATTACCGCTCTTATTGTGGCTTCTTTTGGAATATATGTTTCTCCTTATCAAAAAATATGGTGGTGGCAATGATAATTGATTGCATAGCTGACCTACATGGATTTGAACCTAAACTCCCAGGAGGAGATCTACTTATTCTTGCAGGAGATTATACAGCAGCAGATAAACTCACCCAATGGGCTAAGTTCTTTGAATGGTTAAAGAATCAGCCATACCATAAGAAAATACTCATTGCTGGCAATCATGATAACTTCTTCGATACAGGGTTTCCAAAGAATCAAAAGGAAGCAGATGATTTAAAAGATGTGATAGATTTTTTAGACATCGATGTAGATTTTGAATATCTCTGCGATTCCGGAACAGAATACGAAGGAATAAAGATTTGGGGAACGCCCTGGACTCCGTGGTTTCATGGAGTAAATCCCAAATGCAAGGCTTTCATGAAAAGTGAAAGTCACCTAGAAAAAAAGTTCAGTATGATCCCCGAAGATTTGGACATACTGATAACTCATGGGCCAATGCTTCATATATTAGATCAAAATATAGATGGTTACGCTTGCGGCTCATCGTCTTTGCGCCAACACATAGATAGGGCAAAGCCTTTGTTTCATGTGTTCGGTCATATTCATGAGCAAGGTAATAATCAAATCATGTATAAGCATCAGGGTCCAAATACATGGTGTGTTAATTGTAGTTATGTAAATGAAAAATACAAACCAGTAAACCAACCTATTAGAATTACAATATCAAAACAAAGATTATCCTTCTAAATACAAAACAGAAAAGCACAGTTTATGGAAAAAACTGTCACCTTAGAGTCAAAAGTGTAATATAATTACTTGAAATCACCTTTGAAGTGTAGTATAAATTTTTTTAAGCATAGAAGTGAGTCTATGTTTATTAAGATCTTACAAGTTGATAGGGTAAAATGGCTCGCCCACAAAAAGAGATAAATTGGGAAATCGTAGAAAAGTTAATTGAATATGGAAGCAGCGGTGTAGAAATTGCTGCAAAATTCCGCATTCAAAGCGATACCTTCTATCGCCGATTCAAAGAAGAATATGGTTGTAGTTTTCAAGATTATCGGGGTGAAGCACAGGAGGCAGGCCTAGCTGATTTAAGGGCTATGATCCATGCCAAGGCTTTAAATAATAAAGCTCCTGGAAATTCTAACCTTCTTATTTTTCTAGCCAAATGCCGACTGGGAATGCATGAGCCTGAAGTAGCTCATACTTTGGCAGCCAATCAGAATCAGATCGACCAGACTCATACTATCATGCAATTACAACATCGAATAGCTGAGCTGGAGGCAAATGGCAACAAGCCCGAAACAGAATAAAAGCTTTTGCGAAGCGACGCATCGATTCAATATTTGGGTGGGTGCGGTATCTAGTGGTAAAACTTATTCCAGTATTGAAAGACTTATCTATGACTTAAAGAACGGTCCTCGTCATGAAGATGGCTCCGGTGATGCCATGATTATCGGAGTAAATAGGACTGCTATTCAGCGAAATATTTTAACTCACTTATATAAAAGGTTAGGTTTCCCATGTCCGACAGAGAAAGCGCAGATGAGCAGACTGTATGGAAGAGACGTGTGGTTTGTTGGTGCGCCGGACGTATCAGCTGTGTCTACTATCCAAGGCTCTACCCTGGCATTAGCTTACGTCGACGAAGCTACGAACCTTCCGGAGCCTTTTTGGAAGATGTTAGAAAGCAGGTTAAGAGTACCTGGCGCAAAGCTATTAGCTACGTGCAACCCTGAAGGACCGGCCCATTGGCTGAAGAAAGATTACATTGATAAACCAGGGTTAGACCTTGTGCATTGGAATTTTAACCTAGAGGATAATCCGACATTAGATGAAGCATACAAACAACAGCTTAAAGCTTCTTACTCCGGAATGTGGTATAACCGCTATATCTTGGGAGAATGGGCGCTCGCTCACGGAGCTATATACGATTGCTACGATGCTAACAACGAGTATGAAAATCCGTTCCCTTCGCCAAACTATTATGTCGTCGGTGTTGATTACGGAACTACAAATGCAACTGCTGCGGTTTTATGCGCCGTTACGCCTAACAAGTGGCCGCAGATACGGGTGGAATCCGAGTATTACTATGATTCCGCCAAAAAAGGCCGCTCAAAAACGGACCAAGAGCTTGTTAGGGACATCAAAGACTTTATTGGTTATAAAAACGTTTCGGCGATTTACGTGGACCCCGCAGCAGCTTCTCTTAAGATTGCCCTTCGGCAGGAGAATTTACCAGTTCTCGATGCCAATAATGACGTCTTACTGGGCATTAAGATCTGCTCTAAATTTATTGGAGGAAAAAACATAGTCATCCAGAAAGGATGTACTACTCTAAGAGAACACCTTCAATCTTACGCCTGGGATTCAAAAGCAGCCGATAGAGGCGAAGATAAACCAATCAAGAAAAACGATCACATTTGTGATGCCCTTCGTTATGCCGTTTGTTCGGCTTTCCCTCACGGTGAATTTAATCACCCAGATGAAAATATTTCATACGATCAATTAAGAAGAAACGTCTTCGGTCATGACGATGGATGGGGAGCAATGTTACATGGAGGAGTAGGAGGTTACTAAATATATGAAATCATTAGGAATCATGAAATGAAAGAAATTTGCGACAATATGGTGTTTTTAAGTGAAGAATCCGAAAAATCATAGAGGAATTACAAGAAGAACTTACAGACCTTAAATTAAAAAAATTATTTGACAAAAAAAATTGCGAAAAGGTGACTAATATGGTATAAAGTTTTTTTAAATCACCAGGAAAGACTAGATGGGATCGTATGAATCTGGAGAATATTCCCTTGGGTATATTGATCCCTCGGATGTTCAGGCAAAAGATCTTAAGCAAATGATGGATTGGTTTTACCAATCTAATTATACCACTAACTCCACTTACTGGTTACAAGGCGCAATCGATAAGCGTTTTAAAGTTGGAGATCAGCAGCTTTATAATCAGGTCTACGGTCAAAATTCTCAGAACGTTCAAAAATTCTTTTTCAATCTAATTCGACGACACATCAACATGATATGCGGTTATCAAAGAAAGAACCGCAAGTCAACAATTACCATTCCGTCTCTTAATAATGGCGATACATTAGCTGATGACTATAACAAAGTCATGCGTTGGTGTGATGACCGAGATGGATTTCAAGAATACCTTTCGCAAGCTTTTGAAGGAGCGTGTGATACAGGAGAGACCTTACTCCACCTCTACCCAGATTATACGTTCGATCCTATATCAGGGGATTTGTTTACTGATTGCGTAGCCTTTAATAATTATTTAATAGATCAGTACACGAGGAAGCAGGATTTATCCGATTGCAACGGAATCTGGCGTAGACGTTGGACTTCGAAGCAAATGGCTAAAATGCTGCTCCCTGGCTATGCAAAAGAAATTGATAAGATGAAAATTGGAGGGATGAAAGATGGACGTTTTCCGATGCAAGCAGAATTGCAAAACGTTGCTATCAGCAATCTCTTCACCTACGATGAGTTCTATTATCGTACGACACGGCCAGGGAAGATCATCCTCGACCCTTATACTGGCGAATCGGTCGAATGGCAAGAAGATGAAGCCGAAGAAGAAGACATGATGGAAAGGGTTCTTTATCAGCAACCCTGGCTCCAAGTTAAAAAAGTAGAGATACCCACAGTTAAATTGGTCATCAATTTGTCTGGTAAAACCGTTTATCACGGTAAGAATTTACTTGGTATTGATGATTATCCTTTCATACCAGCTCAGTGTTATATCGAACCAGATATCCAAGCCTACGCATGGCGTAAGATGGGCATTATCCGCAATTTACGAGACAGTCAGTTCCTTTATAACATGAGGAAAGTCATTGAGCTTCAGCTACTTCAATCGAGTTTGAATGCTGGTTGGATTTATCCAGTTGATGTTGTTACCGATCCAAAAGCATTTAGACAATCAAGTGGGGGAGATGGTTTCTTAATTCCATTAAAATCAGGGAGATTACCAAGTGAAATTCAACGAATTGAGCCGGTGGCTATTCCTCAATCTCTGCTTGAGCTGTCTAATAGTTTGGCAGAGGATATCACTAAGATTTCGGGGGTAAATGAAGAATTATTGGGATCAGCGACCGATGACAAGGCAGGTATCTTATCAATGCTTAGACAGGGAGCAGGGCTTACGACACTGCAAACTATATTTGATAAGCTCGACTATACCCAAAGACTTTATGGCAAGATACGTTTACAGGCGATTCGTAAGAACTTTAGCAAAGGTAAAATACGCAACATACTCGGCAAAGACGCTGATCCTAGGTTTTGGTCTTCTCACTCACAAAAATACGCCGTTGCAGTTGAAGAGGGTAACTATTCAACTACCCAGAGACAGATGGAGCTACAACAACTATTACACTTTAAACAGTTGGGGATGTCCATTCCAGATAAGTCTATCCTACGAGCAGCGTTTATCACGAATAAGCAACAAGTCATTAAAGACATGGAAGAAGCCATGCAGCAGCAAGCTCAACAAGCTCAAGCAGAAGCTGAGCAAGCTGAGAAAATGGATAACGCCAAGATCATGGGGATGTTTGCAAAAGCACGGGCTGATATGGCTCGTGAGCAAGATATTAGAGCTTCGTCTCAAGAACGCATGGCTAAAATTCAAGATATTCACGCTGATGCGACTTATAAATCTTCGAAAGCTGACCTTGAAATGGTTAAAACCATGATCGAATTAGAAGATATGGACTTACAGAATTTGCGTAACAATCTTGAACTTGCTGAATATATCAAAGGGGTAAATTCAGCATCACAACAAATGGCAGCTGTATCTGCCTAAGGGGAAAATATGAAAGAACACAAAAAACATAAGAGTCATCCGCATGACAAGATGGCTGCTATGCCTCAATTTAATGAGGGTCATTGGGAAAAGAAGCAAAGCGACGTTGAAGTTGGCGGTGGACGCTATTCATCTGAGTTTGGTCAATCAGAAGAATATAAAAAAGACGTTGATGGCTTAGCTGGCTACGTAAAGAAACATAAAGCCAAACATTAATCCCCCATATACCACGTGTATATGTGGGTTGGGGTGCGTCTAAAAAGCGTTACCCCCTTATTACATCTTGTTACATATTAAACCATTGAGGTTCAAATGGGTAAACATAACAAACACAATCCAGATTACATAAAGAATCGCACTGCGGATGTTGTTAAACATGGTGATGGCCGAGCTGTTCCTAACGAACATTGGCAAGTTAACCGTGATCTTACTCCTTCCGGAGATAATTCAGGTTGGGGTGCTTTTCTTCCAAGAGCAGGAAAAGATCGTCCAACTCCTCACGTAAAAACTAATGAGTGTGATCACTAATGTTATTTAGAGAAATAGACGAATCCGAATTCACTCAGGGCACTAAAGAACCTGAACTAAAAGAAGATAATTCAATTGATCACTTAAAATATTTGGTTGATCACTTCCGAAAGCTGTCCAATGACAAGGACGCTATTATTAGGCAATATCGAGAAATGCTTGAAAGGGTAAAGCCTTCGTTCGAAAGAGAAGAATTCATGAGACGAAGAATATTAGATCAAAATGATCTCATCCAACAACAAAAGAAAAAGATAGATAAGTTGGAGAATAAAAAAGAGAAGAAGGTGAAAAAAAGTAACTCGGATAGCTAATGTTAAAAGTGGGAAGAGACGTCGTTATCGATAAAAAGAGCGGAAAAGAAAGAAAAGCCCAATACAGGGACGTTGAATATGACCCTGGTGGATGGACAGACGCCGCTAAATATTTACCCTATGATTATGATTTAGTATTAGTAAAAACAAAAGGTAAAAAAACCACAGGAGCTTGGTCATATGGTAGTCATTGGGATGGTCGTAAAATTGATAATTCCGATGAGATTTTATACTGGAAGCGTGAAGGAGTGTAATGAGTCAGTTCGAAAAAATATATCAAATCGACTCAGAGAGAGAGAAATATCAAAGCATGGACAAACATCCTTCAATAGAGCTTTCGGATCAAGAATATTTATCAAAATTTGTTCCAAGTGGGCAATACGTTAAGTTCAATAGAAGCACTGAGTTTGACGATTCTCCTCTAAAAGTTAGTAAAAAAATGGAAGAAGCAGGTTGGGTTTATCGTGAACCTTGCAAGGTAGATGAGCATTCATCTGAAGTTCTGAAACAAAAGCATGCCTTAGCAGAAGCACTATGCAAGGAGTCATTCACTATTATATTGAATAATGAACCTCCTCCCATTCCAATGAATTTGGATATGCCAAGACTAGAGAAGGCAATTAAAGAAGGTAAGAAAAATGCGAAAAGTAAGAGTAAAAGCACTAAGGGAAAGTCTAAAAAAGATAATCCAAAGTCCAACAAGCCAGCAATGGAGAGCATATAAGAGGAACTATCTTAAGGGATTAATTTAGCATGCACTTAAAACAAGATAGATCAACTTGTGAATTATGGTCAGACGATTATTTCATGGATATGATAGAGCGTAAAATAAAAAATGAAATAGATGTGAAATTTTTTGTTCACCATCACAGGAAGCCAACTAAGCACGAATATGAATCTATCTTCGCTGATTGGGTAAGTAAATTGAATTGTCAAGTAACCGATTTTGATTTAGGTATATATGAATCATAAGAAGATGCGAACATCAGCAGGTGAGCTTTCCAGAAAAGCTTTATCCGATACAACTAAATATGATGCGCTTGAAGTCGGTCATGCGATGGCTTATGATATCGAAAATCATCTTTATGAAGCTGTAAAAAACTATCACCATATTATCGATGAGCAAGAATTCTGCGTTGTTATGATAGTGGCTAAAGATCCCCTCATTAAAAATCTTGTTCGTCGTAAGTTTTATTGCTGGCCTTATTTACCAAAGCCTCGTCCTAATCAGGCTGTGTTCTTATACAATAAAGGACTAAGCAAGATAACGAAACGACTATGGGTATTACCAAGCGACATGGTGATGGCAGAGTTAGCATCACTAGCATTTGTAGACAAAAGATACAAAACCATGCAGGCATGGAGCGTTGCCTTTTTTGAGGGTAAATTCTGGGAATATATTCGGTATGAAAGTGGTATTAATATGCCATCAGAACATGAATATTTTCTACAGCATAGAGAAGAACTTATCAAGGCTGGATGTAAGGTGCCTGATTCTAGCTACTCCGAGCCCTTTGATTTTGATAAAATCAACATCGAAAAGGTCATAGATACGCAAGAGGCCCTCGTCGGCTAATATCTTCTCAATAGCAGGAGGTAAACATAAAATAGAAATTGGCGCATCAGCAGCCATAAATTTTATTGTTGTCCTGTATTCTTCAAACTTTTGTAAGACCTCTTTACGAATCTTTTGCATATGAAGATCATATTCGATTCTAGCATCTTCTGTTTTAAAGTTTTCAATTATATTTTCTTTGCCATTTTCAAAAAATTCTTTTACATTGTTATCATTAACCATAAGGAGACTCCAATATGACAGCTTTAAACCCCGAAGCTAAGAAACCTGATCCACAGGCTACAGCTCAGGCTGACGCAACTTTGTCACAAGCTAAAGTTGACACAAATCTAACACAACAAAATGTAGAAAATCCACAACAAAAACAACCAGATGGCGAAGAGAATGCTGACCCCAATTGGAGGGCCTTTCGTGAGGCAAGAAAGAGAGACAGGGCTGAGAAGGAAGCTGCTGAGAGAAGAGCAAGAGAAAAAGAACAAGAGGCTGCTGCTCTTAAAGCAGCGTTGGAAGCTACTTTCACTAAAGGGGCACCTTCAGCCCAAGCATACCAACAATACTATGGAATGAATCAATCATACGAACCAGCCGAAGAAACTGAAGAACAGAGAATCGAGCGTAAAGTTAATGAAATGCTCACAAAAAAAGAGCAAGAATACATAAAGAAACAAGCCGAAGTAGAAGCTAAAGAATGGCCAGGCCGTTTAAAGAAAGATATCCCCGATGTTTGGCAAGTTTGCTCTCAGGAAAATCTTGACTATCTTGACTATCATTATCCTGAAGTAGCTCGTCCATTAATGCGTTTATCTGATGGATATGACAAATGGCATGATACTTATCACGCTCTGAAGAAACTAATCCCGAATCACTCAACAGCAAAAAAAGAAGCGGTAAGAGCTGAAATCAACAGCAATAAACCTAAATCCATTTCAAGCTCAGGTCCATCTCCTACAGGAGAAAAATCCAGAGAAACATGGCAAGAATCAGAAAGTCGTCGAGCGGAAAACTGGGCTAGAATGCAAAAAATAATGAAAGGAGTGGGATAAAGATGAGTGATAGCTTTTCGGACCTTAAAGCAGTTGCTTGTAAGGTCTACGCTCTTCTTACTTCAAACCCTGATACTAGAGATGATGATAAGCTATTATTGATTGAAATATGGAGCAAAGAAAGTAAATCCTTGGATAAAGCTGGATTCTTTAAAGAATTACTTCAAGGCTATATATCTCATCCTGAATCCATTAGAAGAATAAGACAGAAACTACAAGAGAAACACCCGACACTAAGGGGTGAAAAATGGGATGTTCGCCACAATATGGAAGGAGCAATTTGTCAACAACTTACCTTTTTTGATATTTGGTGACTTATGGAACATGATTATAGAATTGATTCTTTAGCATCTACTTTTGCAGAACATGCGGAAATGGCAATTAAGCATCAGGAAAATATCAATAGAATTTTTATAGAAAATAATCCAGGACAAGAGCTTCCTGATCATATGTCTAATCCTTTTAATATAGCTAAAGCTCTTTCTGTAATGGCTTCGGAAATAGAGAAGTTAAAGACCAGTAGATAAAGTGCTGAGAAAATCTTGTAATTAAAAAAATTTATTGATAGTCTAGGTTTAGCAGATTTAAAAGAGACGTCGCACGTTTCACACATTCTAATGGCTGAATAGTACGCCTCGCCAACGTAAGACTGAATTTTTGGTTTCGTCAACCAAAGAAAGAATTCAACTTACAAAGAGGATACTATGACATTCCAGACAGGAATCACTGGTATTCAGAATATGGCCCCTGAACTTCCTGTTCAGGCTTCTGAAGACCTACTTTCCACCCCAATGTTTAATCTTATCCACTCTTTCGGTGTTGACCTTCACCACGCAGAAAGTTATGTGGGTAAAACTACACGTATGAGCCGATTCGAACGCTTGTCAACTGACGGCGGTCAATTAGATGGCTCAGGTATTGATCCAGCTTCCGAAGTACCAGTTCGTACAGATATCGATGCGACTATGGAGATTTACGCCAAGTCTATCGTTACCAACGAACAGGTCGTTCTTTGGGAAAATTCTAAAACGCTTACTAAGTTCACAGCCCTTCTGGGTCAATGGCTTAGGGAGAAGGAAGATCTCCTAATGAGAGACCTTTTCAGCTCGAGCGTATCTTATATAAACGCCACTGGGGGCTTAAACGGCGACCAGCCAAGTAACATCAGCTTAAACGACGTTAATA